CCGAGATCGGCCAGGTGATTGATCACCGGGTCTTGCTCGTCGTCAACGAGGCGATGCGGGCCAGCCAGCAGGCGCAAGCCCGCATGCAGGCCGAAGCCAAGCGCACAAACGGCGCCGCTCCCAACGTGCAACCTCCCGGTGCCGGCAGGCAGCGGTCGGACACGCGGGCGGCGCAGGTGCGGGCGCAGAAAATGGGCCAGTTGCGCAAGAGCGGATCTGAACGGGACGCGATCTCCTACCTGATGGAAATACTCTGACCGGATCGCTGATGGCGACCACCGGCTCCACACCGCCTCATCCCAGCCGACAGGCGGCGGCTAATCCCTTGTGGGGCCTAGACAATGGCTATCATTACAGGAACCGCGACGACCTTTTCGGGTAGTCCCGGCATGCAGGGCCTCCGAGAAGACCTCTCGGACATAATCTACCTTCTGTCACCAAGTGACACACCGTTTACCAGCAATGTCGGGCGCGGCACGGCTGACGCGGTGTTGCACGAGTGGCAGACCGATTCTCTCGCTGCCATAAACCTAAACAACGCCCAGTTCCAAGGCGATGATATTGCGACGTTTTCCGCCGCGAGTGTCACTGCCAGATTGGGTAACAGAACGCAGATATCTCGCAAAGAAGTGATCATCTCAGGAACGCTGGACGCGGTGAATAAAGCCGGGCGGCGTACTGAACTCGCGTCAATACACTGAGGCGCCTTCACCGGGAAACTGGTGTCGAAACACCGGGTTAATTGCAGGGACACCTCCGGTTGGAGGCAATCTGCAGCCAAGCCGCGCGAGCGGAAGGTTCAACGGCCATCCTCGGAGGAGGAGTAGGGGCAAGCGCCCCGAAGCGCCCGGCCCCGCGCGAGCGGGTGAAGAAATGGTCTCGTCTATGCCGCGAGGCATAGCTGCCGGCAGGTAGCCGGCGCGGCAGGAGCTAGCGGGCCTGTCGGAAGATTTCGATCAGATGACGAAGCGTGCCAAGGAGCTGAAGATCGACATCGAGGGCATCTTGCTGTCGAACCAAGCCAAGGTGGTGGGTGCAGCGGCAACCGCGCCGTTGTGTGCCGGCATCCTGGCGTGGTTGAAAACGAACGTCGCCAATGTTGTCGCGGGCGGGTCCAACCCGGTCGGTGACGGCAGCAATGGACGCACGGACGGCACCACACCGGTTGCCATCACCGAGGTCATGCTGAAGGCGGCGATGAAGAGCGTCTACACCAACAGCTCGGAAGACCTCGACGTCGTCATGGCCGGCGCCAGTAACAAGCAGGCGATCTCTGCTTTTACTGGGGGTGCCCAGAAAATGGTCGACGTCATGAAACAGGAGACTGTCGCGACAGTCGACGTGTACGTCGGGGACTTCCATACGGTTAGGATCATCCCCAACCGCTTCCAGCGGGTGCGTGACGTCTTCCTGTTAAACTGGAGCTACTGGTCGGTTGACTGGCTACGGCCGATTACGCAAGTGCCGTTAGCTAAAACAGGCGACGCCGAGAAGCGGATGCTCATAGGAGAGTACACATTGGCAGCTAAAAACGAAGCATCCAGCGGCTTAATTGCCGATTTGACTGCTCCGTAACTTAGGCTGAATTGCACTTTTACAGCAGGCGGCTCCTCGGGGCCGCCTTTTTCTTTGGGTGCGGCCAATGACGCAATTCTACCTCGATCACGACCCGCTGACCGGCATGGTCGAAACGTTCGAGCACGACGAGCTGACCGGCATCAGCACGATCCACCGCAAGGCGGATGTCGGGCCGATCATCGAAACCAACAAGCGGCTACAGACGGCGGATGGTTTCACCGGCTGGACCGGCCCGGAGAAGGACATGCGCCTGGCAGCGCGCATTCCGATCGAGGTGGTGAATTTGTGGCGGCAACTCTACGGCATTGACGCGATGAAGGCCGAGCACGGGCAGGCGGTCTTGCGGCTGCTCAATTCGAGCGAGTGGCGACACTTACGCACCACCACTTTTAGCTTGTAGGCGAAAATGCCATTCAACACCTACGCCGAGCTGCAGACCGCGGTGCTCAATTGGTTGGCGCGGCCGGGCGATCCGCTGCTGGTGCCGTCGGTCCCGGATATGATCACCCTCTTCGAGCGCGAGGCCAGGCGCAGGCTCAAGGTCGGCGACGCCGAGCAGCGGGCTTTCATGACGGTGTCGGGCACCGCCGCGGTGGCCTTGCCGGCCGACTGCCGCGAGTTGCGCCTGGTGACCAGCGGCGGACAGCCGCTGCTCTATGTGACGCCGCCCGAGCTTCCCGGCGGCAGCGGGCCGCCGGAGAAGTTCACCCTGCACGGACGCGAATTACGCCTCGGCCCCGGCCCGAGCGGCAACGTCACGGTCGAGATATTGTACCAGACCGGGGTGCCGCCGCTGTCGGATGCCAACCCCACCAACTGGCTGCTGAGCGAGCACCCCGACGCCTACCTCTACGGCACGCTGATCGCCGCCGAAGCTTTTATCGGACACGACGAGCGCATTCAATTGTGGACGCAGGCAGCGGCGCAGGTTTTCGAGAGTATCGAGCAGGCCGACCGCAAGGCGCGCTGGAGCGGTTCTCCTTTGCAGATCCGACCCGACATTTATGGGGTTCCGATGGCTGGTGCATGGACGATTGTGGCGCCGGCTTCGTCGCCGGCCGCGCCGATCCAGGTGGGCGGCTCGACAGTCTTGCCGGTCGGCTCGGCCGGCGATGTCAGCATCAACAATATCGCCGCGGCGCCGATTACCATCACCCTGCCGGCAAGCCCGACGCTCGGGCAGGCGCTGATGTTCAAGGACGCCGCCGGTAATGCCGGGACCTATCCGATCACGATCGTCTCGGCCGCCGGGTCCATCGACGGCAACGCCAGCTACCAACTGATGAGCAACTACATGTCGGTCGAGTTGTATTGGATGGGCAGCCAGTGGGGATCGCGCTGATGACATTCTGGCTGGCGCTGCTGATCGCCTTTGCCCCGCTGAGTGCCCTGGCGCAGAATTTCGGCAACATCCCGCCGCGCACCACGCTCGGCAATCCCGACACCGCCGCGAGCCGGCCGGCGGCGCCGATCCCGTTCAGCGCCATCGCCTCCGGCAAGACGCCGCAGGATTTTGGCGCCAAGGGCGACGGTGTCGCCGACGACACCACCGAGATCCAGGCCATGTTCACCTCGGCCTGCACCAACAAGCACGCCGTCTGGATACCCGACGGCACCTACAACCTCACCGCCACGATCACCATCAACGGTCCTTGCGCCGGGTTGACTGCGCGGTTTCAGTCCAAGAACGCGGTTTTTCAGTACACCGGCACGACCAATGTCGGCGCCATTGTCGCCTTGGACGGCAGCGGGACTGCGCCCAGCTTGGGCAACCTGCTCAACGTCGATTTTGGCGGCGGCACAATCAGCGGCAACACGCACACCCAAAGCGCGCTGGTTCTGTACGGGACGCAGCACTCTCACTTCCACGACCTGAAGCTAACCAACGTAATCGGGGCGGCGCTGCTCGGCTCATTCATGGTTGCCGACACTTTCGCTAATATCTCGACATCGAACCTCGAATTGCCCGGCGGGGTTTTCGCGACGAAACCGGCGCAGTGCATGAACTTCCAGGAGCTGTTCCCGCCGCATCGTGGCGCGACCGACGTGACGATCATCAACGCGATCTGCGAGGGTGTCTCGGCTGACGGCTGGGTGCTGCAGAAATCGAGCGGCAATGTGTTTGTCGGCGGTACCTCCGAGAGCAACACCGGGCGCGGGATCGTCGTCGACGCCACCAGCGAACGCAACACCTTCCTCAACGTCGATGTCGAGAACAATACCGGCGAGGACGTGACCGTTGCCGGCAATTACAACCAGATCATCAACATGACCGCGAGCAGTGTCGTCGGCTCGCCGGTGCATATAGTCCAAGGTACTAACAACACTATCAGCGGCGGCACGTTCAACCGGCTGACGATCGATGCTGCCGCGGCAAATACGCTGTTGTCAAATGTCCGCTACAACATGGCCGGAGGCGGTCTTACCAACAACTCGACGACGACCGCGATCATTAACTCGACGGATGGGACGACGACAACGACGCAACTGCGGGGCGTCACGACTGCCACCGCTCCTCCTGCTGGGATGATCGGCGAGGAATTGGTTAGCACCGTGGTGATTGGGTCGGCGGTGCCCTTGGTAAACGGCGCCGCCAAGACCGTCACTTCAATCGTGCTGACGCCGGGGGATTGGGACGTGACCGGCATCGGTTACTTCACCGGGAGCAGCGCAACAAAGGTTGCTTATATTTATGCCACGCTGTCACCCATCGATAATGGCCTTGATCAATACCCAGGCCGGTCTGGGGTGATGCCGTTCTTTTATACGGCGCCGTTGCTAACCGACATCAATCAA